GGTTTAATGCTGTCGGGTACCGACATGGGGTTTCTCTTTTCCGCCGCACTTTTCGCTTTCACTAATTGCGACCTATATATTAATACTTTTACTTTTATAGTTTTAGTTACAGTTACCATCCGTTTAAACACTTACTCGAATGGGTATGTAATGAGTATTGGACAAGGTAGGCACCCTTTGTAGGGGCGTATAGCTTTGTGCTACAGGCACCACAACTGCCGTACCACTCTTGACCAAAGAAATCATAAGTCATATTTCCGCCTTCCGCCCTAAGTATATATTATTTATATATTATAGTCAACCATTTTATAAATACATTTTGGACACTCTTTGTGGTTCTTAAACTTGGAAAATGTAGTCATATATCTAATTCCACAAGTTTGGCATAATACACTTAATTGTCCATTAAACTTCTTTTCCCAGTATATTGGGCTTCTAAATTTAATCATCTTAATCTTCCTCTAAATGGAGTTATATTTGTTTTACCACTTCCACCCCTATATCCCATATCAAAATCTTTTAACTCGTCATAACCATATCCACAGATAGACCCCTCTGCTATATCTGCTGCTATATTCATCCATTTTACTACAGACTCATGTTGCCAAAGAATGAATTGATCTTTTTCTGGAATAGCATTTCTAATAGATTCAGCTATTTCTTTTCTAATATCTACTTCTAATTTATTCATATCATCCTTAGATTAAAGTACCCCCTAATTTCTTAGGGGGCTTTGTTTCACTGAAATTAAATTACTGCAGTTTCATCAAATCTATCTATTTGGTCATCAATAGTATTTACTATATCAACAAATAAGTCTGATGAACTACTTACTGTTTGACCACACATAATTAAACTTTCTTGGGTCTTCCAGTTTTCTTTGGAGCCAGATTAGTTTCTCTACGTATTCCATGTTTATTTCGATCAATTTTGGTTGCAGGTCTATCTGTTTTAAATCCAGATCTAAATCCGCCCTGCTTAGGATTTTTTCTTGTAGCCTCTTCGCTAGTTACTGCACCAGATGGTGCGTTAACTGCAGGTGAAGCCATTCCTGTACCATTATCGCTCATTAATAAATCTTTCTCTTTGTTCTGGAGTTGCTGTCATATTTAATGTAAGACCTGCTTCTCCGTCTCTTGAAACGTTTAGTATGCCACCTTGAATGTCTGACATTCCAGCTTGACTACCAAATGCTTCGCAGCCACATTCAACGCACATTGTTACTTAGGTCCTTGTGCTGATGATTGATTAGAAACATCACTTGCTGGGAAAGCTGCTGCTGGTGCTTGTCCAGTTGGATTAAGATCCAAAGTGTTTGAGCCTGATTGCTCTCCTGTTTCATTAAATCCTGTTAAATTTAATCCGTTTGTCATTTTGTTCTCCTATAGGTTGTATTTAGATGGGTCTAGAAATCCATCCATGAACCCATTATAGCATTTTCCTCGTCATCATGGATATCCATGAGGTCATCTGGGACTGAGGCTAATTTATCTATTAAAGACCATAATTTATCTATCATATTTTATACTTTTCCTGGTAGCATTCGTTACAAATCTGTATATACCTTGTGTCTGTGGCAGTAATCCTACTTGCCACACCCTCACAATTTTCTACTTCACATTTATCTGACAATACTATTCCTATTTCTTTTCTATTTTTCTGACTATATAATTTAATACATCATTAGGTTTCCACTCATACGGAAGCTCTAAATATCTTATTTCATCCGCTATTTTTTCCCTAATTTGATCCTCTATATAATCCATATCTATATTTTATCATTTAAATAGTAAAGGGGCAAGGACCTGGTCCCTGCCCCTTTTATTTAATTATTTAAGCTTTTACTTTCTTTTGAATCTTAAGAACTAAATTCGTAAGAGTTGTAATCAAAGCTTTTAGACTTGCTACAGTCTTTGCTAATTCAGTCACAGCAGCAAGTGCTTGTGATGCTGAATCGGTTACTGTTGCAGAAGTGGTTACTTTAACCTGTCCTGCTGTTGGAAGATCAGATCCACCAGTAGCAGAAACTGTTACTGAACCAGCACTTAGTGGCATGAAAACTTTATAAGTTTTTACACCATTGGCATCTGTTGTAACAGCAGTTGCTGTAATAGTATCACTTGATCCGCCAAAGGAATAACTTGTAGTAATTCCACCGCTAGCAAGTAGGTTAGCATATGTCTTTCCAGACAATACTGCGCCAGTTGCATCAACTGGAGTAAGTGTAATAGTTGCTTGTTCTCCTGCTGCATAGTTTGCTTTATCAAAAGACAACTTAACAGAAGCAACGGAAGCCTCTACACGAACTGTTACTGTATCTGCAGAAACTGTGCCACTTTTTACAACTAAACCTGCTGAACCAGTTTTAACACCAGTTAGAGGAAATAGTGCTTCACCATTAACAATAGAAGCGCTTGTTGCAGAGTTGCTAATTACTGTCAAATCACTTGAAGTAGCAGTTAATGTTCCTGCACCTACAACTACTCCAGCAGCGTCATACGCCACTGCAGAAATTGCGTCTGCATTTGAACCAACTGCAACTGTTGGCTTCTTTACAGTTGTAACAATCTTGGCAATATCGCCATAGAATGTTACCTTCTCTGTTGCTAGTAGTACTCCAGATTGTGAAGTAAGTGTAATTGTTCCTACACCAGATGTTCCATCAGAGAATACTCCAATATAGTTTCCTGCAGGTACAACTAATGATCTACCTAGGCCACTAATTGTTGCATGATTTGTACCATATCCTAACATACCAGCTCCTGAGATTGTTGCGGTAATAGATTCTGAAGCAGAACCATTAGCAGCATTCTTTTGAGTTAAAACAATTACTGCTGCAGCATCAGATGAAACTGCCTTTGAAGCATATACTATAGCATCTGTAGTTGCTGAGATTGTCTCACCAGCATTAATAAAAGATGTTGTATATGCAGAAGAGGCCTTAAGATCTGGTGCAGTTACTGTAACTGTCCAAGTTAGGGCTGGAGATGTTACTGAACCTGAAGCACTTGTCAATGTAGGAATAAATCTAATTACATATGATCCAGGTACACTAGGTACATAAAATGATGATGTTAGCTTTGCAGTAACATAACCACTCGTATTTGTTGCTGGAGAAACTGCTGCTGTCTTTGTATCTGCTGATAGTGCCACTGTTGCGCTAGATGTTTCTGTAACGGCAAACTGTGGAACGCTAGTAGTAGATGGTGCAGACAATACTGCAGATATTACCGAAACGGTATCTCCAACACTTGTTCCTAAAAATGATACTGATACTACTGCTGTTGCAGTCTCACCAGGATTAATTGTATCTGCTACTGCATCAATGGTGACAACGTCAGCATATACAGTAGCATGTGTCGGCAGGGCCGACAATGTGCCAAAAGTTAGGGCTGCAGCCAAAACTGTGGCGATTTTTTTAAATGAACTCATTTATTTTTTCTCCTCCGTATCCACTCCTTTTCGGTGTGGAAATCTATTTTATATCTTATTTGTATAGACACTTAATTATGTAAAATGTTGTATTGGTTAAGCATCCCATAGTTTTATATGAAAACTACATGGATCCCCGCCATCTTCCCATTCTTCCATTTCTTCATCAGATAATGGTGGACCTTCATGAGTATCACAAAATACTTCTGACACCCAATTCTTTTCACGACCATATTCATACCAAGATTGTACATCTAAAAATTCTATAGCCATCCTTCAAGCTCCTGCACCATTTTGTGTTTAGGTTGTGCACCAATAATATTTTTTACTGGTATTCCATTTTCAAAAACAACAACGGCTGGAATTGAAGATATATTGTATTTACTAGCCAATTCTGGATAGTCATCAATATTTACTTTTCCAATTTCTATACTGTACTCTGATGATATTTCGTCTAAAATTGGTGCAAGCCTTTTACAAGGACCACACCACTCTGCCCAAAAATCAACAATCATGATGTTTTTACTGGCAACCTCTTGGTTAAAAGATTCTTCAGTAAGTATCATTTTTTCTCCATATGAGTTGGCCAGTAATAACTGCAAGATTCACAGCAAGTATACCCTAATTCACGATAGTCTGCAAAGTCGGAATAGAAATAATACTTATCTGGATCTTTTTCAAACAACCTGCCCTTGTGACTATAATGAAGCTTATCATTTCCTAGCCACCAAGGGGAGTCTGTTTCTAAAAGCATAAAGTTTTCTTGGTAAATTTCATCAAATTTTTCTCTTGTGCTATTCTTGTATCCACGAAGTATGATTTCTTTGATAATTGCTTCATTGTACATAAATAACCAGTCTTCATGACCATCCCACATTTTTACTGCTGGATGATTTTTCCATGCACCTGAACTATAAAGTCCAACTAAAGACTTTAATATTTGTAAATTTTCTACGCTTTGTTTAATAAGACGTTTGCGATCTAAATGTTTTGCTGTCTTACTAAAATCCGCCTCTGGTAAAAATGTTTGCATAATACCCATTCTACTAAATATAGTCGAGTAGGTCAACCCCTACCCCAACTTTAATTACTCTGGCTTATCCTTTAGTTCTTCTGCTGCTTGATTGAATTTATTCATAAAAGTTTGAATTACAAAAAATGTAGTTTCGCCAGCATTTTTCATTAATGCCTCAGAAGACATTTCATTTTTTTCTTCTTCAGGCATAGCGTTGTACCATTTTTGATATAATTCAGAAGAAACTTCTTTAACTATTTCTTCCAATACAGTTAGATTAGACATTTATTTTTTATTCCAATCTGCTCGAATACTATTAAATTCAGATTGATACTCTGTTTCTATAAAATCAATCTCATTTTTTTGATCCTGTAAAGCAATTGCGGCATTTAAATCAATTAATTTTCCAAATTGACCTCTAGATCCATAAATTTGTTTAGAAGTTTTTGAAAATAAATCAATTAATTGTTGTTGAGAATAATTTGGATATTTAGACTTTAAAACAGCCCAAGCGGTTGCTGCCACTTGAACTGAAATTGAAGAACCTCCAACACTTTTTGTATATCCGCCTGGGACTGAAACTTTCATGTTGCCTAAAGCATAGAAATCTAAATTGTTTTTATCAAAATTGCTATTTGAAGATATTTTGTCGTATTGATCGGACCACCCCACAGAAATAGATTCTTGAATACATGCTGGCCAATCTAGTCTTGCGTGATCTCCAGCATTGCCTGCTGGGAAAAATGTAGCAACTCCAGCATTAGCCAAAGATACTAATATATTTTTAGTATCGGGAGTTGAAGGACAATACTCTGTTCCAACTGGACCTAGGTTATGATGACCTTGAGACATTGCAATAGATTTAATATTATATTTATCTTTATTTGCTAATACCCAAGACAACGCATTATTTACAGTAACCTCACTTGCCGATTGTCTTTGACCATAAGCTGTATTTCCAATTATTCTAATAAACACTATTTTTACATTTGGATCTGTATTTACAACAACAGATGAAACTCCAGTTCCGTGATCAAAACCTCTGCCATTATTCAACATAGAAATTGGAAGAGTTGCTGCCCCTGGTCCATCCATAAAATTTGTTCCATTTGGACAGGAGTTCCATTCTAAAATACAAACTTCGTAAGCAATTCTATCTTTAAAAATTGGCAATGAAGTGTCCAAAGCTGTATCTAAAATAGCTACTACAGGAGATTGACTTGCTTGCGCTATAGGTGCCACTTGAATTAAAGTGGAAACAGAGAATATTATGGTAACTACCGCTCTTATTGATTTTTTATTCATAACCCTTATTTTACTAAATATGGGTGAGTTTTGTCAACGGTTTCCGTCAAGTTTTCTTTGATACCATTTTCCAGCGTCTAACTCTGGTTTTTGCAGATTATTCATATCTAATAATAACTGAACCACTGCATTTAAAGATTCAATTTGAAATTCAAGTCTAAGCAATTGCATTTCAATTAATCTGAGTCTTTCTGATTTTCTCATTTTTCTATCCTATCTACTGGGGTTGGAGCCGTCGCTAGACTGCCACAATTTATGCATTCCATATCGAGAAAATATGTTGCAATTTCAAAATCTTCAAAAACAACCTTAAGATTCCAAATATTACATCCACATGGACAAACGTGTGTAGGCGTACCTCTTAAATCCATTGCATGGTTATAATTTTGTGGCCTAAGGTCATTTATATCCATATTAGTTTAATTATACTCTAGACTTCAATTATTGTAAAGGGTGGCCTAACTGTCATGTTAAACTTAGAAGCCGCTTCTAGAGCCATTCTGACCCGTTTACGAGGGGTTTTAATGTTTGCTGTAGAAAATAAAGATCCTAGGGCAAGGTCCTGTCCCGCACCTTCAGCCATATACTGAATATCTGCTTCTCCTATATGAAAATCTGTATCCATAGTAAATATTCTTCCAGAACCTTGAACTGTTATTATAAATACCCCACCCTCATCACCATCTTCAGTAGAACCAGGAGTTTGATTTCCATATCCATGTTCTTTAAAAGCTTCCTTGACTGACTCAATAAATTTAGTTCTCATAAATTTATCTAAATTTCTATATCCAGAAGTTGGTTTATAAATTGGTGGTGTCCAGTTATATTGTAAGATTTGGCCCATCCTAAAACTATCTACAAATCCTATTCCAAATTGACCCACTTTAAATACTTTAGGGTCTGTTCTTGAAAATATTAATCCAGATTTATCATCTGATGCTGCAGAGTCTCCTCCTAAGAGGACTTTATTATCATGGATTAGGGCGACTATACAGGTCATATCCCTAGTATACTAAATTTAAAATTCTGTGTCCAAAGATGCGGATATTTCAAGGTGGGACAGTTCAGATAGAGCGTTTTCAAGCTCAGATTTAACAGAAATTAATTCTTGAATTGCCTCATAGTATTTATCTTTCCATTCTATAAGATCACGCTCAAGCCTATATAATTCTATTTTCAAATCTTTGACTTCTAATTTAAGAAGGTCCTGCTCACGCTCTTTTTGTCTATTTTTTTCTTTTTTACTCTCGTGTATACCAGCAATTATAGCCGTTCCCATGCCGCTCAATACTGCGGCAGCAATGGCAATAGTTATAGAGGTCAGATCTAGATTCATTATACATTAATTATACCCTATAATTGATGCTAAACAAATAATTCTGATGCTGATATTTCTTGACCTTCATATCTTTTTTTAAGAATATAATCTCTTACAGATTCAGATCCTTGTTGTCTACCAGCTAATATGACTACCCACCTTGGTTCATACTTTAAAGATATACATGTTTCGCACATCAATAGATTAATTGGAAACAAATTAGATCTTTTTAGATTTAGCTTATGTTTATTTTTACTACAAGAGTAACATAGAACTTTATTCATTAATTTTCTTCCTCTACATGCTCAAAGACAATTTCATCCATTATGGAGAACTCATCATTTTCTAGAGTAACTTCATACTCTATTCCATCTTTCGTATATCTTACATTTGAAGCAAATGCGCCTAGTTTTTCACAAGACCCATATACACCCTCTTTATGAATAAATATTATAGACACAATATCATAATACTTTTTCACTAGGGACTCCTTCAAGTTCGCATCGCACACCATATGACTCTATTACTTTTTTTACTTTAGTAACATAATCTATGACTAGCTCTTTTTTTACTCCATCAAATTGTATAAAATTATCTTCATACAATCTTATAGCTAAAAATTCTGGATATTTTACAATGTCCATTAGCAACTTATTTGAAGGCTTAATAATATTTCTAACTGCTTTTGCCATTTCTTGATTATAGAATACGGGTTTATTGGGCTCACCAGTCCATTGATTTATTCCATATTTAAAATGATTAGAATCCATTTTTATCCTTTAATCGTTTCCACACTTCTGGAGTTTTATGTAAATTTCTAGTTTTATCCATTAATCCAGAAGTTAGATATACTCCACCCCATACTCCATATTCATTATTTTCTACGCCTGAGTCATAACACATTTTACTAACTGGACAGGAAAGGCAGGCTTCATCTATATTTTTTGCAATGTTTGGATCCATTTCATATTTATCATAAAATAAATTTGTATCCATTCCACGGCATACACCTAAATGCCACCAATCAAAATCTTTTTCGTCTACACCTAATTCATTTAAAATATTTGACATATTGTTTTGGCAGCTTCCATATACCTTGATTATTAACAGACACCCTGTCTGCTATTCCCCATGCATTTTTTCTAAACATGCCTTTTTTATTTGTATAGCCATTACTATTTTTTTTCCAAATTATCAGATCGTAATTATCCCAATGCGGGTCTATATTATTTGATACGGCTTTTTTTATAAATATCTCTACACCTAGCGGATTTAAATATAACATATTATCCTAAATACTAAACCGCAACATCCCAGATATTATTATACAGGTAATGTTGCGGCTTTGTCAAGGCTATTTTATAAGTTATTTCCAGTTTTCTGGAATCATATTTTCAGCATTTAATGCTTTTGCACGTCTTTTAATGTGTGCTTTTACCTTTGGATCTGCTCCGCCACGACCCCAAGATCTAATTGCATTCATTAAATCAGTTCTATTTGCGATAGGATATGATCCGTCTGGCATTGCTTCTCCAGAGTCAGCCATTTCTTTTCTTTGTTTTGCGTTAAATTTACGCTTTACTAATTTATATGGATCTAAATTATCAAATAATGATTTCTTAATTTTAGGCTCTTCTTGCTCTTCCATATCGTATGATTTTTCTACTGGAACACAATTGGGCACCATTCGGCCATTTTTTTCTTTCATGCCTCTTTGTGTATACCCTGTCCAGCATTTTTGCATACTATTATCCCATTTATCTTCATCTTCATTATCAGATTTATATACTTCTGAATCTTCTGATTTTGATATTGGCCAGTTTACATCATTCTTTTCTGCATCACCAATGGGCACAGGATTTGATGAATTTGAGTCTTCTGTTTCCATTTCAGGAGCTTCAGTTTCTGACTCAGTATCTTCTTCCATTTCTGGAACCTCAATCATAGCCTCAATTGCTTCTTGAAGATGTTCAATAAGTGCATACATTTGTTCACGAGTTACTTCTGGCCTCAATGCTTTTGTAATTTCTTGATCATCTGGAATTTCAATTACAGTATCCACTGGATTAACTACATCATCTAAAATATCTTTAATTTCTTCTACAAGCTCACTTGATGTTATTGATTTTTTCATATTTTTCTCTCTCTCTGTTATTTTTCTTGACCATGAGAATCCAGCGTCTCCGCCCCACGCATCCCACATAATTCTGCCATTGGAAGGATTTGATGTATTATAAAAATCTTTTCCTTTTTTATCTACTTCATGACGTGAAAAGAAAGAGTACATTCTTTTTACAGTAGAAAGACTTAATGTTTCTCCTCTAGCGAGTTGTCCTGCACGAGTCCATCCTACTGCAGTTCCTGCTCCTTTAGCCTTACCCTGTTCTTTCCATCTAATAGCACGTTTTGCTGCAGACTTCATTCCAGCTGTAGGTTTATATCCTTCCTTAGCCATTATTTCTCCTTTACACTAATCATTTTTACAGACTTGACTTCTTCGTCAATTCCAAAAATATCATTAATATATTCTATAGCATCTTCTTCGCTAAATGCTTGTACCTCTGCATTTATTTCAAGCTTAATGCTATAGGTTTTCATTATTTAATTTCTTGATTACAGGCTGGACAAGTCTTCTTTTCTGTAGATGAGGTTACTGTTTTTGCAGATCCTACACCTTTAAATTTAGGACGACCAAATCCAACAATAGAAATTTGTACCTTTTTTGAATTCTTTTTAAAAGCACGGAGTTTTTTACAAACTTCTCCTCCGTTACGCTGGCTACCTTTTGGATCTCCAGAAGTATTTCCTTCAACACACCAAACTGTTCCATCACCATTATCGGCAATAACAATTCCAACGTGACTAATTCTATCTACACCATCTGCAGGAAAATCAAAGTAAGCAATATCTCCTGGCTCTGGATCTGCTAAATCTCCATCAATCCATTGACCAGCTTTTTTAAATGCTGCTGCTCCACCTGGCGTATAAACAGTATTTGGTATTTTTACTCCAGCTTCATTAGCACACCACATAACAAATGAACCACACCAAGGCTGCAAATCAGCCTTGGTGAATTTTCCGTATTTAGTTTCATTGTCTTTAGGACCTTCAACAGTTCCTATTTCTGCCTTAGCAACTTCAACTAGTTTTTCTGCAGTGCCTTGATCTGACATTATTCTTTATCCCAAGTTGTGTCTACTGGTTGTTCTGCTGGCATTGCACCGTCTGGTTTAGCTAATCTACGTGCCTTAGCCTCATCAATTTCTGCCTCTAATTTTTTATCTGCTTGTGTATTTTTTGCATCTACTTCTTTGTTAGCAATTTGTGCTGCCATAACATCTTTAGCGCCTGATTGTCCAATTAATAATCCAGCCAATGTTCCAGTAATAAATGTAGCAACGCTACCTAATACGTTAAAAAACATTTTGTCATTCTCGGATTGTCCAGTAATTGGTTGTGTAACAAATATTAAAGCATACATGATACCAACTGAAGTTAAAAATAAAATAGAACCTAGTGTAATACCTAAAATAAATTTAAGTCTTGCATCTAAATCTTGTGGGGATAATCTTTCTCTAGCCATTTGCTACTTCCTTTGTATTTGCTAAATCTTCTGGACATGCTCCATTAGCTGTACAGATAGGTGGTTTACATTCTGCATTCTCCCAATTAGCAGGGTCTTGACATGGATATCTATAGTGACCATCATAGCCACATCCACTTAAAGACAGCACCAAAAGGCTAGACGCTAAAAACACCTTTATTTTTTTCATAAGTCTATTATAGCAAATATAGCTTCAAGGTGCTAGTCTTCTTCTTTTTCGGCTCTTTCTCTAATACCTATTGTTAAAAACCATATAGCTACTGAGGCTAAAGTTACATAACCTACTACTGTTTTAGCGCTTCCCTCTAATACTACCCAGGCTACAAAAAATCCTAAGAACGTAAAGTTTTCACTAAGTATGGCTATTACTCTTTTTTTCAACCAGTTCATACTACCCCCTTATCCTCATTATTGCACTACCTAAAATTACTTGTCCAACTAAAACCGCTGCAACAAGTACTTCTTTGGCTTTTTGTCTTTCTTGTGGAGACATATCTGCACCAATATTTGATAACGCTTTAAATACTTCACATTTTTGTTCTTCTGTTAAACCTTCAATTGCTTCTTCTGGATTAAAACATCCTGCAATAGCATTAACTAGAGCAGCTGGTGATTCTAATGTTAGTAGTGCTGATGCTACTTCTGCTGTAATAACAACAGGATTTCCGTTTAAATCTGTTCTTACTTCTACTGGTATTAGTGGTGGAAGATCTGAATATTCAAGTCCTGCTGATTTTATATCTGCCGCTTTAACTGGAGCACCTTCTGCTGATTGTACTAAAACATCAGCAACCAGTTCTTTTTCTGCTAATGTAAATTTACCATCTTCTGATAATGCCTCTGCTAAATTTGTTACTTCTTCAACAGTAATTTCTCCATCTGCTGCTAATATTTCTGTAATTAATTCTGCTTCTGCTTCTGTTAATCCACCTTCGGATAAATCAGATGACACTTCAGACATAACTTCTAAAGATATATCTCCATCTTGAGATAACATCTCCACTATTGACTCTATATCAGATTCTGTTAAGGCTCCTTCATTAATTAAATCATTAATAATTTCTTGTGCTTCTTCTATAGTTACTTCTTCAACAACAGGGTCTTCAATTGTAGGTTCTTCAATAACTGGTTCTTCAATAGTTGGCTCCTCAATTACTGGCTCTTCTGTAGCTGGTTGTTCAGTTATTGGTTCTTCTGGGGTTGAAATTTCTGGTGCAATTATAAATGCTGGTTGCGCTGGAGATTGAATAACTTCTTCTGCTGGTATTAAAACAATAACTTCTGAATATTGACTTACTGGTCCAGACCAGTTAGCAATTCTAATTGTATATGTAGCTCCCTCTGTTAAACCAGTTAATTGAATAGATTCTGGTGCCCCATCTGTATTTAATGTTTGACCTTCATATGGATTTTCTGCATTTGGATCATCTGTTACAACTTGATAAAACCAAGTGTTTGGATTATATCCTTCTGGTAGTTCTGGCATAATAGTAACAGTTGTACCTTCAACTACTGGCTCTGATAATATTGGTGCTGGAGTAGGAATATTATCATTTATAGCATTAGTTAATTCTTGAGAATTTGTATTTAATGTTGTTTGTAAATTTGTTTTTGTTGTTGATGCTGTATTTATAGCATTAACTAATGATGTTGTATTAATAGCATTTATTGTTGATGTATTTAAAGTATTTTGAGCAACAACTGGGCTAAGACTTTGATTTAACTGCAAGATAACAGCGTTAGCTGCATCTACTGCTGCTTGAACTGTTGATATATTTGGATCTACATAAGGAGTAAATTCTGTACCCTGACTTATTTGTCCAGCAAATCCAGAGCCAGTATTTGTATCTTGGATGGGAATAATAGTTCCATTAGTAGTTGGTCTATAATTAAATCTAGCACCGTTTGGTATTGGTCCAGTAGCAGTTACGTTTGCCATCCACGCACCATCAGTTGGATTAACATCAGCATTAAATCTAATTTGAACCATTTGTGTTGAAGCATCTTGTTGTGGATATGGACGAACATCCCATGCAATGTCTAATGAAGTTCCTGTTGTTGAATATGTAATTCCAGTTCCAGTACTCCAAGTTGTCCAGTCCCAACCAGCAATAGATACTGAAGGTGCATTTGGTGTTGTATAGTATACCCAACCCTCATCTACGCCAAAAGTAATTGTGGCATTTGAACCAACATAAACATTACTGTATAAAGTACCACCCATTTGTAAACTAAATGGAAGATTCATACGAATTCCTGCATCATCCACACCCGCAAGAACATTTGTTGTAGTCCCAATAGTTGCTTGTAAATTATTTACTGCAGTTTGAGCATTATCAATAGCAATATTTGCCTGAGTTAATTCTGTTTGTGCTGTCGCTTGAGCAGTAGAAGCGGCTGTTTTTGCAGTAACTACTTGAGAAACTTCTAATTGTGCAGTAGTTGTATCAATATTATTTATTGCTAATTGAGCGGTCAATACAGTTGACTTAGCATCTGTAACTATTTCAGAGCTTTGATCTACTGGATTAGTGGATAAATCTATATTATCAATAGTAGCAGTTGCAGTATCTACTAAAGAAACTGCAGTTTGAGCTGTAGAAATATTTTGGTTTAATTGAGTTACTGCAGTTTGAGCTTGGGATAATTCATTCTGTGCTATTGTTACAGTAGCAGTAGCAGTATCTGTAGCTGCAATTGCTTGTTGAACCTCTGTAGTGGCTGTTGCAAGAGCTTGATTAACTGCTTGTTGAGCTGGACTAACAACTACCTGTTCTTGATTAGATTCATCTGTAGCCCAAGCATAACTTGGACCTATAAAAAATAGCCAGCCTGTTACAAAAAGGCTAGCTAAAAATAGTTTTATCTTTCTACTCAATCTGGATTCTCCAAAGTAACAAAACTTTTGTTACATTTGAATTATATCACAGTAAAGTTATTAAAATTATTTTAGTTACTTAGGATTGTCAGTTTTGTAAAAACCAGTTCCTTTAAACTGAACACCTATTGATCCATAAACTTTATTCATAGGGCATGCACATTTTTCACAAATTTCTGTGGAATCTGCTTCAGAAAATGATTTGTTTACTTCTTTATTGATGTCACAGGATATGCATGAATACTCGTAGATTGGCATTATTTCTTCTTTGCTCTTTGTTTGGCTAGTGCTTCAAAGTCTTTAACCTTGGTCTCTCCCATATATCCCCAAGCATATCCATCTTCAATCATCTGCTCATTAATAGATTTAGAAGATCCGTCAACATATAACCAGCCTAAAATTCTTCCATACTTTTCAGAACTATCTGGTTTTTGTGTTTTAATAATTATATCTTTTGCTTCTTTAACTTTATACTTAATATACTCTTTTGCTTCAAGTCCCAAAGCTTTCTCAGCTTTATCTGTTGTTCTTGATTCTGGAGTATCTATTCCTGCCAGCCTAACTCTTTGAGAATACGATATGCTAAATCCTAAATCAATATCCACATCTATGGTATCACCATCAACCACATTTGTTATTTTCTTTACACGATATTCGTACACTATATCCTCCAATAATAAGGGGCAGTTTAAAGACTTGCCCAGGTCCATCAGTTATTTAATGTCGCTGTCTCCCCCGACATATCTGCGACTCCCCAGTGACGGGGTGCAGACTACTATTATACTATTATTTGATTTTGATTGTCTTTGGCTTTTTATCTTCAGGCACAATTTTTTCAACTGTAACTGATAACAAGCCGTTTTTTAATTCAGCACCAGTGACTTCCATATACTCACCAAGCGCAAATGTGCGGGTAAATTTACGAGCAGCAATTCCCTTATGAATTGCTTCACCAGAATCTTCTGCCGATACTTGACCCTTAATGACAAGGGTTCCGTTATCAATAGTTATATCAACATCCTTCTTGTCAAAACCAGCTAAAGCTAAATCGACACGAAAAACATCATCTTTAACCTTTACAATATTGTAGGGCGGATATGATTGATGTGATGCTGTTGTATGTACTGTATTTAGGCGATCAAACATGTCGTTGAAGCCAATAAAAAATGGATCCTTAAAAAGATCCAGCGTAAAATGTGTTACCATTTTATTCCTCCTTTAAGCAAATAAATTAATATGTGGGTCCCGCTAGGCGACCCACATATATTATATCAAAAACCTTATTAGGTTTGCAAACTGGGCTAAATTACTTGCCCTTTTTCTTTACTTTTTTCTTAACTGGTGCTTTTTTAACTGGAGCCTTTTTTACTGGCGCCTTCTTTGTTTTAGCCTTTAATGGCTTTTCTTCAATAATAACTTTAACAGATGGAAATAAAACTTCTTTTACTTTTTTTAACATTTTTTCTCCTAGTATATTTTCTTTTTCTTGTCTTTCATTTTTTGCTCATCTGCAGTTGCTGCATAAAGTGCTCTCATGTGAGCCATTGCTGCAGCCTTTCCTGGATGGCAACCTTTTAGTTCGCCTTTGTCATTGACTACTGCATATCCGCTGCAGCCAGCAACATTTTGTTTAACATTATATGGCATATTATCTCCTAATCATTTGGTATTTCTTTATCAAAAAGATCTACCAACCCGTACTCTTTTGCAAGAGCTTTTCCTTCTGGACTTAGTGTAAATGTAGCTTGTAAATTTTCATCATATTCTACAGACAATAAGTCTTTATCATATAAATCTAGCAAGGCCATATCTATATGTTGTTCATGTGATTCCCATAATTCAGGAGCCAACTCTTTTGCACTTTCATTAATGGAGTAAATAATTTCTCCATTTTCATCCACACCTTCTAACTCTACAACACCAATACTTAGATAATATTCAAGTCTTTCATCACTTGAATCCCCGACTATATCATCATCTTCCATATTCATATTATACCCTGTTTTACTGTAATGTTCCATCATCATTTTTGTCAATAGTTGTCTCCACTATTTGCTGTACGTACTCAGAAAAATGCTTTCTAATGCTTCCTTTGGGTCTAGTCCCCAAAACCTTCCATATTCTTTTATACTCTATTACATTTGCAAATGTAGTTGGGCATAAAAGAACGTTATTGTATTCTTTCAATACAGTTGGCAAGGGTACATGCTTTCCACAGCATTTACACTCTTTAGCCTTTTCTTGGTAAGTACTCATATTATCATCATCCTATCCATCGCTTCTCTCAGTCTATCTGGCATATGTGGTGCCCTAATCATATTTGTTGTTGTTGTGTCTTTTTCATCTCTAGCAAAGTCGTTATCGTAGCTCATAGATTGATAAGTATGTATTTTTATTTCCTGTTCTGAATTAAATTTACTTCTACTTATTGCATTATATATTGAACCACAAACTGCATCTGCTAAATCTTTAGATCCTTTTCTTGGGTGATCTACCCTATCTCTCATAATTTTTAATTGAAGAAGTTCATCTATCAGCAATTGAATATAAGGACCAATTAGTCTTTCCTCAGCAACTATCATTGCCATATCATCATAATGTTTTTTAGCGACAGATAGAATTTCTGTATTGATACCATATTGTTTTAATTGTTGCATCATGTCATGAGAATTCCATCTGTCAAAGGTGCAAACTTTAATTTTAAACCCTCTTGTTTTTAATGAAAGAATATAATCTTTTACCTCTGTAAAATCTACAGATTTATCTTTAGTCGGCGTCCAGTATCTAACAGCATCGATCTCTACTATTGGAGCTGGCTGAGAGTAATCATTTGTTATTTTTATATTAACCCATTTTTGAACATGTGACATAGATACAGCACAATGGTCGTGTTTTTGTGCAAGATCGACGTGAATAAAATATTCTTTATCTGGATCTGGAATAAACCATTCTTGAAGTCTTCCAAAATTATCTACTGCTAGTTGACCAATATTAAACGCCTTTTCAATCTTCTCTTTTGATTTAAAAAATGCATCAATGGCATCTGGTGGCATGCAAGCAAATCTAGACAAAGCATCTTGTGGATTTGTATAAAATGCTGTTTTAAAATCATCTATTTTTCTTACAGGATTAATATCCCATGTTGGTCTTTTTAAAGCATATACTTTAGGTATTTTATATGAAATAATATGATCTTCTTCCCACTCTATGTCAAACTCATTACCTTCTGTATTGTCTGGCAGGTCTTCGTCCATTTTAAATTTATGAGATTTAATAACCGTTTCTTTGTCTGCTACAACAGCGTCATATCTTTGTTGAATGTAGTCATTTTTATATCTAGGAAATGATAGCAATATCACTTTACCAAAATCTGGAAAACGAGAATCTACGGATGCTCTATACATATCATATATTGCCCCACCAGTTTTTGCCTGATCGTGCCCAGTAGTATTTTCAATACTAAACCCTGAAATTTCATCTAGAATTACTATAATTACGTTATAGCCCTCCCAAGCTTCTCTTTCTGAGTGGCCTGAATGCACTGTAATATTTTTATTAAATTTAATTTCTGAAGCTTTATCTGTATACTTGCCAACAAACCAAGGTGACTTATCTATTCTAGTTTTAAAACCTTTAAAGAATACGTTGCTTGCTTGTTGTGCGTTAATAGCAATATTAATGATATCTATTGAATCTCCAGGTGGCTTGCCATAATAGGCTGCTGGATCTTTAAGACATAACAATAAATATACAGTGTAGGCAACTGCAATTGTGGAGCAATAGTCTTTTCCAGAACCTTTTCCTAATTGAGCTACAACTTCATTTGCAGTTTGCTTAAATCTAATTTTTCCTTCTTCTTCTCCAAATAGCTTAATTAGTGTAGACTCTTTATAAATCTGTGAGCTTTTTTCAATGAGGGTGTATTGATAGTCTGATAGTTCTGGTAAACCTAAATAATCTGGGTGTCTTACAAATGTTCTTAGATCGACTGGCTTTTCATCAAACTCTTCACCGTCAAGTATGTCGATAAGATCATTAAAATTAAGATCCACTTGCTTCTTCCTCAATTATAATAGGCTCAACTATTCCAGTAATTTGAGATAATCTTTTAGCAACTTCCATTTTACACTTAGGGCAGGTTGCTGTTACTTCTTTTAATATTTTAATAAGTATTTCTTGTTTATGTTCTGTTTCAGCAATTTGTGTGGCAATCTCAGCATTATCTAATAGGCCTACCTCTTGAAGCATTCCAATTCTTTTGCCCTCAATGTCTGCAATAAGCTTTAGGGCGGTTGCCTTAACATTTAGTTGTCCCGCCTGATCTGCGTCCTCTACGGTCTTCCAGGCCTCTTTAATAAGCATTGCGTAGTGTTGGTCTGCACCAGAGATAGCTTCTTTAGCACGTTCTCTTGTACTAGTATCATTATGAACAACAGCCTTCCACTCATCAATTAACTCAATGACTTCTTTTCTTTGAAGTCCAGTAATTGCGGCAATGCTGGTAGGATTATTGCCTTTAAGCAATTCACTAACAACCTTGTTCATTCGATCAAAATGATCTGACAATTCAATTTCCATATATTAGAGTATAATTCTAGTTGACTAAAATGTCAATTAGATTTGGCTATTTTATATAATATTAAGTACCCAATTAGGTCATCAATATCATTGTCTCCAGCAAATCCTTGATTATTTTTTACCCTATTTAATTTATCATCAATTCTAACTTTGAGTTGCTCTGTGGCATCTGAGGTTGAAAATATTCTTATTGGATTTAAAGCTGAGTCTCCATATGATATATTCTTTTCAATCAGCATTTGAGCTATATCAATACAGGAATTTAATATCCTTGTACCTGATGGTGCTGATAATGAATGCATATATAATTCATCATAGGCAAATTGTTTACTGTCTGAGTATACTGGTTTTGGCATTATTCCATCTCCCTATATAATTGTTTTAATCCTTTTAAAGTTCCAATATCCATATATTTTCCGCCAGGCTTAATAGACGAAATATTAAATCCACTATTAATCCATTCCTGAATTTGTTTTCCTGGATGATCTAATTTTGGATCTATATATTTTATCATATTATTTTGGAATAGCATAGTCCCCCACATATATTTAAAATTACAATCTGGCACCTTATCTCTAGACTCTATTACATTTCCATTTTCCATAATTAATATTTGACCCACCCTACCTTTTAATTCACCTGAGCATTCCCATGCACCTAAAATTAAATCAGCGTCTGTATTTATAAATAATTCTTTATATATATTATGTGGTCCATTTAAAATATATGTATCTGGCATTCCAATAACCACTGTGTCTTCATAATCTCCAACCATAAAATTAATAGCGTCTGACATTGTTGATGGCTCACGAACAATAAGTTTTATATTCATGTCCATGTTTTGGATAATTGGTATCCACTCTGGCCTTGTGGCAACTCTTACTTCATCACAAACTTCTAGCATTTGTTCTACATGCCACTGAAGTAAACATCTTTCATCTGAAATAGGTAAACAAAACTTTGGTATGCCCCCAACCCTTGAAGCTCTACCAGAAGCAGGCAATACTCCTATCGTAGCCATTCCTGATCCCTTCTTCTAGTTAATGACCAAGGCTTTGATATTTCAAAATTTTTATTCATTTTATATTTATAATATTCTTGATTTTTTAAAAAAGTTTCATGATTTCTATTTTTTAAATTATCATCACTATTAATTGTTTGACTTCCAATTTCTGGTGCAGTTTTAATAGATGTTGAAACTATAGTATTTTCTGGACAAAATCTTGCAACTCTTTCGTGAAAATCATTATCTTCAAAATATATAGGATAAAAATACTCATCAAACAATCCAACCTTTTCAATTATATTTTCTCCAACAGAAAAACATCCATAAGAATCATTTGTAAGTATTAATTTATCTGATCCGCTAATAGAATCTATTTCTTGCAATGCTGTCTCACCCCAGACAGTATCGGCTGATGCAAAAAGCCAATATTTTAAATGAGGATATAATTTTATTCCCAAATTCCATGAGGCGGACATTCCAAGATTTGTCGGCAAATTTAGTACTCTAATGTCTCTATTTGTTTTATATGTTCCACCATTATCAATAATTAAAATATTATCAACTGCATAATTAATAGAATCTAGCATTTTTTCTAATAAATCATATCTATTTAATACTGGTACTATTATTACTGGAATACTCATCTTTTTTTAATTAATCCAAACTGGTCCAAGTACCTTTGTATAGTCATTGGGGATACACCACATTCAATAGCAATTTCTGTGACTGTTTTCTTTTGCACAACATATCTTCTATATAGCCATGGGTGGCTTTGATATAGTTTCATATTGACATCCACCCTATGTATCCAGCATCGGGATTATCTTTGTGCCACTGTTTCATCATTTTATTTTGTTTTTTCCAATCAGTAGTATGAGTTTCTAGTCCACATTTAGGACATGGACCAGGACCTAAATCTTTATATACATGTTCACAATTCATCTTTTAGTTAACACCTCATTAGAATAATGGGCTATGCCAAATGCGTCTGCCACATCAAAATCTGTTAAAAATAATTTATATTTATTATTAAAATAATCTACAGTTCTTTGTTTACGCATATTTCGTAATTGGTTTTTATACCAAGAATCGGCATAGCCTGGATTCTTTAATCTTATTGCAGCTTTTTCTTCTTTGGTTGGGTTCTTATTTCCAATATATGCTTGCCAAGAACTCGGAGATATAGTAATAACACTAGCGCCAGTAGACATAAGCTCGGCAATGACGACTCCATAAACATAAGATAATTTTATCACAGCATCTGCGGATCTGACAAGTATGGCCCCTTCAACAACAATATAATCTGATTTTAATTGATCTAGCATGGCATGCATTTTATTTTTAGCATCATATATTTTTTCAAATATATCTGATCCAACAAATTCTATTTTGCCCCACTTAATAGGATTATCATTCTCCATTAAACAGAAAGCAACTGAGTTTGTTGAGGCATCTATGCCTAAAACTCTATATGCCTTAGTTTTAACTAAATCAGCTAATTTCACTAATTATTTTCCATATCGTAGTTTTGCTTTCTTCATTAATTCTTTTTTCACAACCAGCGCAAACGTCTGTTTGATTATACCTACTCAACTGTGTTTTACATTTTTTACAAACTCTGGGTGCCCCATTCCTAATTGCTTTTTTCTCATAATATTTTTCCATAATTCTACGATTAGTAGATACTCTGCAGCATTCATCTGAGCAGTATTTTTGATTATGAGTTTTTGGATTAAATTCTTTCGTACACTCATTGTTTGCACATTTCATATTGATGGAACCTCAAATGCTTCTATTTGTACTGTGCCAGTTGGCATTTCCCAACAATCTTTTTTAATTGGACAATATTTACAGGCAGAGGTAGATTTTGTAAATACCCTCATTGGTAAATCTCCGTCTTTAAAGTTATCCCAAACTTCACATAACCAAGTAAATGTGTCTTCAATTATCTTTTTATTTTTATCATTCATTTGAATAGGTATTAAAAGCACCTCTTGTGTGTTTTTATTTTCATATAAAAAGAAACCTTCTTTTGCATTTGTCAGCTTCATATATGTTAAAAGCTGAAGCATATGATTTACTGAGGGTTTCATTTCTGCCTGTCTACCATCCCAGACTTCTTGCTTTGCGGTTTTTATTTCTCCTATTACTTCTTCACCCTTCCAGTCAAGGACTAAGTCTATAAATCCTCTAATTGGCGGATATTCATTTTTAATTTCTCTTTCTATTTCTTTTAAAACGCCAGTTGATTTAATTAGTTTTTGTAATCTTTCATGAGCCTGAGTTCCTTGAGCCATATTAGCTACTGCAATAGAATCGTTCTCGTCAATAAATCCAACTCCACTGAATGCTAAGTACCAATATCTAGGACATTTGCCATGCCCATACCCAATTGTACTTGGACTAAAAGAAGTTTTGGTCATTGTTTGATCCCCACGCTTTGTTGCAAGATATGCGTTATCTAACATTTTTGCAAACTCTGATGGATCAAATATTCCTGTTATTTTTTTAAATTTTAAATTGCTTACTATTTCTCTACCCATTATGAATTATATCGGACTACGTATTTAAGACTATCTACTAGTCGGTCCAACGCCTCCTTGACTGAATAATAAATATTCTTTTTATTATTATTTACTGTTCCAGCTTTATCTTTAAGAATTGTAGAGTATACAGAAGCCAACATAGCAAACTTAGTAGACATTGCCTGTAGTTCTATAATAAGATTAGGGGCTTTTGCAGCAGGAATATCTGGATTCATTAATAATTTAACAACTATTCCAAGGGTCCTGTCTAGGTGCTCATCTTTCATAAACTCATGCAAATCGTTAAATTCTGTAATTGTGCTAATTAACTCTAGACTACTTTTGTCGTTTGGCATTGTACTCATAATTATTTTTTAACCTTCTTCTTAGGCTTATACTCTCCTAAATCTGCTTTAACAGTTCCATCTTTACGAAGTCTTATAATCCTTCCATTTTTTATAACTGTTTTATTAAATGGTATTTTATTATTTGATCCCATTATTATTCTCCCAACATTCTACTAATTGTTCTAGCAATGACCATTCGATTACTGCAAGCCTAGTCTTTTGATTATCTTTTCCTAAAATTATTTTAAGTACTGGGTATTTATCTCTACTTACTTTAAAGGTGTCTGTACAAATTTTTGCCCAAATACTTTTTGATATAGAAATTGATTTCTCATATTCTTTATAATCAACAACAAAGTTATGCCATTGAGAGTCGCCTTTTTGATAATTTCCTCTACCACTATTCTTTTGTGGTTTTGCTTTATCACGTTTAACTTCAGATCTTTCTGACATTAGCTAACCTTAAATGATGTCTCATGACCCTTGGAACATTTCCAAGACATAGTAAATGAGGCTGCATCCCAATAATAAGAATTAACATCTTCATCACATTTAGAGCATGGTTTTATTCCGTCTATTTTTTGTAATTCTGCTTTATAGACTTGCTCTGGTTTATTAAGAAATTCATTAATATTTGGCATTTATTTCTCCAACTAAGTTGTCTACAACATCTGGATTTTCTTTTAAATATGCGACAGCCTTTGCACGTCCTTGAAAACGTTCTCCATTTACCGTATACCATGCACCACCCTTTTCTACAATTCCACACATTTCTGCAACATCTAGAGTTTCACCAACACGATCTACTCCCAAGGCATCGCCTTGATAATAAAAGTCATATTGACCTGAAAGATTAGGCGGACCAAGTTTATTATAATCAATAATCCAGTTTACTGGTCTACCAACTCTTTGCTCAATAATTTTATCTCCCACTTTAACTCCAGCTTTAATGGCATTAGCCTCGGCTTCTGAAGACCAAAGTTTAATGACTGTTGATGAGAAAAACTTTACGGCCATTCCTCCTGTAGGAATATGAGAAGCATGCATACTACCAAACTGGTTTCTTTGTTGAGATATAAGCACAAGTAGTGTGTTTTTATTTGCGTAGTTAAGCATTTTAACAGCATGTGTCATATCTTTTGCTTCTGCACCAATTTGTTTTGTATCTTGTAAATCTTTCATTTCATTTCCATCTTTTTCAAAATAAATAGCAGGTAATAATGCTGAGATAGAGTCTACAACAATCATGTCCACATCTGCTTCCATTAATTTTGCTGCAACATCTACCATATCATTTACAGTTTTTGCTGGAGAATAAATTAATTTAGAAGAATCTACTCCTAATTTTTCTGCCCATTCTGGAGAGTATGAATGCTCTGCATCAATCCAAGCACATGTTTTTCCTTCTTGTTGTGCTAAAGCTATCATTTGTAAACAGAATGAAGACTTTCCAGCTGATTTATTTCCCCAAACTAGGACTTGTCTGCCGTAACCTAAACCACCCTGTAAAGCTAAATTTAAACCAATGCTTGGAGTTTTTTGTTTATGTATTTGTACATCTACTGCCGACTGAACTCTTTGTCTTGTCTTTGGATCTAATTTTGATAATACGTCATCTATTAAAATTGTCATTTTACTCTTTCTTTCTCCAAGTATAGCATTAAAATAAGTTTCCGTGAAGTCTTGGCCTATCTTTATTTTTATTAATTTTAGCCTCTAGGACCTCATCAAGGCTATGTAGTATTTGTTCTTCATTACGCATTGCGGCATAAACATCTAGTAATCTAATAATTACATCTGCCATTTCTTCTACAATTTTTTCTGACCCATGGCTTTTTCTTATAGCCTCTAAAACCTCTGTTACTTCTGAGTGAACTAGGGCCAGCTTATTTCCTACTTTATCATTTGTATATTCGCCATCCCAAAATCCCTTTTCTTTTGCAGATTCGTGTAGAACTGCAGATAAGGCATCTAGACCATACTCTGTCATAATATCAAACGTTTTCATTTGTCTCCCTTAAGCTAAACGTAAACGATGGGCCCTCTTCATCATAATCAATAACTAATTCTTTATTAGATGAATTAACATCTAAAAATCTTAAAGTTGGAACAGTTAATCTTTTATGCTCTTCTAAAATTGCAACCAATACCTGATTCATATTAATTGATGCTACTAGGTCTTCTATATTATCTGTCACTTTATCTCCTTAATCATAAGAGTTCCATCATCTAATTTAGACAATGTAATTTTACATTTCATGCCTTCTCTTAATTTTGCTAAAGCCATTTTGTACATCGTTGGAAACGCAATGGCTCTAGTTAACTCTTTGTTTTTATTTGTAAATACTAAGTGAGCCATCATTTTGCCAGCCTTTGTTTTATATGGAGTATGGTTTAACACCATATACTCATCATCTTCCATATCGTATTCTTTTCTATATAAATAATCTACAAACAAATCTGAACCGCTAGGATCTATATCTGATACCTTAATATACCTTGCAATTCTATTATCTCCCACAAGGATAAAGTACATTTGATTAGTTTCAATTTGTGTTTGTTCATGATGGAATAATCCGATTGAGCCAGTTTCATCTACAAGTTCCACTCTTGCCCAGCCAGTTCCACGTTTAATATTTTTAACCATACCAAACATAACAAAAGATCCTAAATCATCAAAGTCTTCTATTGGCCTTGCTTGAGCTTTAATTCTTGGTGGAAGATCTAAATTAAATGTAGGTATTCCTAAGAATTCGTAGTAGTTGTCTTTTTCTTTACCGCTTCTTTGATTGTCATCGAAAGCAGCACCACCAATAGCATTGAGAGCAGATATAGCCCTACTGTTAATACCACTACCTTTCGCAGAGGCTTTTTGTATGAAGTCGGAATAATTGGCATAAGGCCTTCTTTCTATAATTTTATTTGCAATACTATCTGATATAAATTTTACTTCTGCTAATCCAAATCTAATTGCGTCTCCTTGTAATGAAAAATATAAACTAGATTCATTAATATGCGGAAGTAATACTTTTAATCCTAATCGCTTAGCTTCAATTAAATATTCGGTTCTCGCATCTTTATCATTTTCATTTTTAAGAATTGAAAACATGAATTCAAGAGGGTAATAATTTTTAAGCCAAGCCGTATAATAACTAAGCATGGAATAAGCAACAGCGTGAGAACGATTAAAAGAATAGCCAGCATGAGCTTCGAAATTATTCCATAACGTTTTGGCTTTTTTCTCAGAAATGTGTTCTGAAGCGCCAGCAATAAACTTATCTTTGAACTGGTCGAATTCTTTTGCATCTTTCTTCTTTCCAATAATTTTTCTTACTTTGTCAGCTTCTGACCAAGACATTCCGCCTAGGTGTACACATGCCTGCATAACCTGCTCTTGATATATGATAACACCATATGTATTTTCAGTAAAAGGACGCATAATTGCATGGGTATAATCAACTGCTTCTCTGCCCTGTTTTCTATTAATATATGAAGCACCTACAGTATTCATAGCCCCTGGACGTACTAAAGCATTTGAGGCAACTAGATCTTCAAATTTATCTACTCCCATTTTAATTAATAGATTGGTATATGGGGTTGCTTCCGCCTGGAATACACCTTTTGTATATCCCTCACTTAAAACTTTATATACTGCTGGATCATCAAAAGTTAAAGATGATAGATCTACATCTTTTCCAGATCTTTCTTTTATTGATTTTAAAGTATCTGAAA